TACCTTCGTTAACACTTTGAGCGTAGTGGGCCACGAGCCGTGGTTCTTGTTGAGAATAGTCAAAGCTGCCCCACATCTTCCCTTCGTCAGGTAAGAAAAGAGCACGGATCATATTACCAATCTTTTTATTTCTTCGTGGAAGCTGCTGTAAGTTAGGATTACTCATCGAGAAACGTCCTGTTACAGTGCCACCATCATCAGATCGAATTTGATTAATCTGAGCATGCACTCGACCATTGACTGTATGCTTTTGGAGTTTATCGACAAAGCTTGATCGGGTCTTGGCTAGGGCTCGAATGTCTAATATCTTTTGTACCATCGGATGAGGATGGGTTTCTAAAAATCCTTTGGTGAAGCTAGGAGCATCAGTTTTCTCTGTGCGAGGATATGTGAGCTTATAGTAATCGAAAACTTTAGCAACACTCCTAGCATTCCACACTTCTAAGTCAACGTTGGTTTCTTGCTTGATCTCACGAAGGAGGGATTTTGATTCAAGATCAATCTGTTTACCAACCTTAGAAGTTTGTTCCTCGTCAATACGCACACCAATATAAGTCATGTCGATCAAAAGGGGTAAAAGATCGTGTTCTAATTTGGTGATGCTTTCGAGACCTTGTTTACCGATCTCTCGATATAAATATTTAAATAGTTCTAATGTAACAACTGCATCTTGTTCTGCATACTCTCCGACAAGAGTGCCAGGGAGCTTCCACATCTCTGACTTAGGATCAACATTCCATTCTTTCGCAGCTGCACGTAAAAGGTTTTCGCTTTTACCCATGTTTAAAAATTCTTTTCCTAGCCCGTCTAAGTGATAACCAAGTCTGTTCTCATCACAAAGAGACGCCATGATCATTGTATCATAACAACGACCATTGACTTTGAACCCCATTTTTTTAATCCAACCTAAATCATACATAGCATTATGAAATATTTTAGGAACAGGGAGTTCACAGATTTCTTTAATATATTTTAAAACTAATTTTTCATCTAAGTTTCCACCACCTTGATGTTTAAAAGGATAATAGGCGCTCCAACCTTCAACAGCTACAGAAAATCCCACGACATAACCCTTTCCCGTAGGCCAACCCATACCTTCTTTTTCATTCATCTGATCGTCCCTGGTTTCAAAGTCAATTGCAATATGTTTGGAACCAGACAGATCAGGGAAGGTCTGAGGTAAAATATATTCTGTTTTAGGAGCAAATAAGGGCTGTTGAGTGCTGTCTTTCATTAATGAATAATCTCCTCTTGTTCTTCTTCAAACTTAACTAAATAATTCATATACCATTGAGCTTTCTTTAAATCCTCAATACCATTCTTTAAACGATGCCTAGACAAGTATTTTAATATAACACCCTTTAAATATCCTCTAAACTCATCAGAAGTTAATTCATTTCGAATAACTTCAATTGTTTCTATAGCTTTATTTTTATAATAGTCAGGATTAATTTTATCCATGCTTAACTCTTTTTCCTATTTCTTCTGCTTCTTTTTTAACTTCTTCATACCAAAGTTTTTTGTCTACCTCAGTTACTTGCTCTTTGATAGTTCTAAATTCACTTTGTGTTATTTCTTCTCCGTCTAAATAAATTTTACCTTTTTGATACTTTAAAACAAAGTAAGTCATTATATTGAATACCCCCAATCGGAATCTGGATCTACCAGATGTAATTCATTTCTTGCTCTTGTAACTGCTACATACCACACACGATGCTCGTCATCTTCACCTCGTTTATATGAATCGTAAGCGAGCTTACCCATGTCTAGTAATAACAAAACATTATCCTCTTCTCCGCCTTTCATACCATGAATCGTTTCAATACGTATTCTAGGCTTACTAAATATATCTTCACCTCTTCTTAATAGCGAATCTAAATAGAGTTTATCTTCATAAGGATAATTTGTAAAGAGATCAAACCAAGTCATTTCTACTCCTACCATAAGTCCCCAATCGGACTGTATCTTTTCTATATTCACCATTTCTTTTTTAGCTGCAGGGTTTTCTTTTAAATACTTTTTTAATTGTTCTTTTTTACCCCGTGCAATTCTATCTTTCGGTGCAATATAAAAATATAATTTATTAAGTGCAGCTAAACTAATAACTTCACCTTGTTGTAAATCTAACCATGTCTGTAATGCTGTCAGTCTTTTTTCTGATACAGAATTTCCATATCTTGTTGCATAGTAAAAACCTTTTTCTCTACAAAACATTGTTAGTCGTTTACATATATTTTTTGTTCTCCCTAACATAATCCAATTACCTTTAGCTGTTTCTCTCGCATAATATAAATCAGCATGTCGAACTATCTTTCCTTCCTCGGGCCGTGGTTCCCAAGTCTTGTCTCTTTTAAACTTAATTCTTTCTCTAATTTTCATCGCTACTTTATGAATAGATTTAGCACAACGATACGATTGTTTTAGATTAACTACATCACCTTCCATTTTAATAAAATGTTTTGGATCAACACCACTCCATGAATAGATAGCCTGATCGTCATCTCCTGCAATATAGGTTTGCATTGCATTATTTTGGAGTTTCTCTTTCATTTTTAATTGTAGAAAGTTTAAGTCCTGAGCTTCGTCAATGAAAAGAGCATCCAAGGGAATGTCATCGCCTCGAATGACATATTCCTCAATCATGTCTGTAAAGTCAAAATATCCCCTGGCCTGTTTAAATTTATTGTAACCATTTGCAAACTTTTGAAGAACAGTGAAAGAGAAGTCAAATCCCCCTTGATTATACTCTGTTCGAAGAGGAACGCCCCGGTGTCGTGCATTTTGCATGATATTGAGGTATTTATTGTTATACATTTTCATCCCCGTCTCTTCATCCTCGACAGATTTAACAGGCACATACAGGCCCATTATTTTGGAAAATTCCTCGAATTTTTCGTCGTCCATAAGCTTTGCTGTATTTAAATTGGAGTTTTCTAGGGCAAGACTGTGCATCGTCCGAAAGTATTTAAACTTATCGGTGGGGAGTTTAAACTTTGCAACAGCCCTGTCCCTAGCTTCCTGTACCGCTTTCCTGGTGAAGGAGACATAACCAATACTTTCAGGTTCAGTGCCACTATTGAGTAAGGAGTCAACTATAGATAACAGTTTCGTGGTCTTACCTGTACCTGGCGGTCCAAGAATTATGGTAGGCGTTTTCATTAAAATGCTGTCTCCTTTTTTAGTTCCATACTAGGTGGATCATCAGGCTCTAATGGTTCATCAAACGCCTTAATCTTTATAAGTCTTAAAAACTTTGTCTTGTTATCACTGCCTGATCGAACAGAAGTGTTATACTCTTCATATTCAAATCGATACAGTAATGCCATGACATGACTTCGATCATTTTTAAAGCCTGCGCTTTTCAAATGTCTCTGTAAATCTTTTAGTCTAAACATAGTAAAGCCTTCTTCGGTATAAGGTTTACCATCTAAGATATCAATCTTATCGATTGCTCTTGCTCTATTAACACAGAAGTCTTCTAAGTGATCAGTGAACTCACCAAACTCAGAAGCATCCTCAGATATTTTTATTTCTACTGCTTCTCTCATTAAACGATTAACAGTGTTTCTCCAATCCTCTGCGGACATTCCTTCAGGTCTGTATCGTATTGATAAGTTAGACATACAAGCTTCTGCAAATTGATCTTGTAGTCGTAGCTGCGTTGTTGTGAACTTACCTCGACCAACTTTTAAAACTTCACCGCTCTCATCGAGAACAGGAACATCTAAAAACCAAACAGGTGGCTCTGATAACAATACCGCAGGGTTGGCATACTCAGGTATTTGGGTTCTGCCAATACCATATTTTCTTTTACGACAAATATCTTTTTTACATAGATCACAAAAAGGAGACTGCTTACATTTGTAACCATAATCTTTTTTATCTGTTGATCTTTTAATCGCAATAACTTCTTCAGAGTTCAGAGGATCTTCAATATATTCTCTGTTAATTCTATCTAACTGATCTTTCCAATCATCAGGATACTTTTGTTTTAGATAAGTCGTCATCATGAATAAGAACTCGTTCCGTGAGCCGTGAGACACTTTCTCTGTAGCAAGCTGTTGGAGACACGGAGGACCGTCCTTAAATTCTTGTATGCCTAAAGTTTCCTCGGCTTTCTTTTCTTCTTTTTTGTAGTTAAGTTCCTGGAACTTTTCTGCTGTTAAACAATACTTATCATAGAGTTCAAAGAAATGATCGACAGTCGAAGCTTCTCCATTGTCGTCGTATAGATATCGAACACCACGGTTGCCTCCATAAAAAGGAATGTTAATGAAATTTCCTCGGTCGCCTGCATCAAAATCAATCTCTTCTTGTCGTGGAAAGATATCTATTTTACCTAAAAATCCTAAAGCTTTTGCCATTGAGTCTAGTTTCTTTCTCATACTTGCAGCAGAAACTTTCTCATTTAAAAATAAATATAGGTGATATCCATTACTTTTAGAGCGAAAAGGAATTAAAGGCATATTTAATTCTCTTATCTTTGCTAATAAATCTTTTGGCTCAGGTCTATTTTCTAAGTATTCATCGACATCAATAGCACCCCAAGTGCATGTATTATCTTTTCTAATTGGAACAATACCTAAAGACGGGCCATTGCCCATCAAATGTTGTGTGAAATTATCTTCGGTTAAGGGTTTATCTCCTATAAAATATCTACCCTTTTGTTTTCCGGTTTCAGGTTCAGTTTCTTTTGCAATAAACTGTCCCCAGCCCTCTTCGAGCCCTTCGAATATCTTTGCAAATTTTTTTACTTTATCGTTCATGTAACTCCCCAGTTAAAAACTGTGGGGGCAGGAGCCCCCACAACACAAACTAAAACGGTATTTCGTCGTTAGATTTTGTTGAAGCAGTAGGTGCGGATGTTTCTTCTACTCCATCTGCAGCTCCGTGATCCACGGTCTTTTCGCCTTTTTTCATAGACAAATAGAAACCTTCAGCTTTTTTAAAGGTTTCAACGTTATCGACCATTTTATCAGCTTCAATTTCCCAACGATTCCAAGCACCTTTTTTATTGCTTTCGTCTTTTGACTTAGCAGTGTAAATGAAACCATAAGACGGTAGAGGTCTGCCGTCAGGTAGTTTCTTCATCATTTGTTGGGACATCCAATTCTTAGATATCTTTCGATTGGATCCCTTCATGATCATGAGTGCTTCATACATTGGGTTATAATCGTCATCTAAAACGACAACGAAATGAGAACGTGTGTCTTCCACGTAGTGACCATTCTCTAACCAATCTTTTCCGCCATTAGGTTTTGTCTTAGTCATAATGTCAGATTCTTTTGGATAGATATTTATTGGTGCACTTGGGCCTGTACCCATTTCTGCCCACTCAATATATTCTCTGTTGTAAAAACAAGGAATAACCTTAATACCTTTTTCGCCATCAAAGATTTCTTTTGTGACAGTATTAACAATATCTCCTGCTTTCGCACCTTCGATATATTTGCCTTTGCTCTTATTTAACTCGGGCGATGACGGTGATAAAACCTTCAAAAACGGTAGGGCTAAGTCTTCTGTGCCCGTTACGTTTTCAAATCCCGTGCCTGCATTTTTGCTAACAAGATCAGCGAT